AGTCGTTCCGATTCCAACATTTTGGTTGCTATCGATTCTCATAGCTTCTACATTAGAAGTATGGAATGTTTGAGAGGTAATACCTGCACCAGCAGCACCATGTTTTAATTGACCGCTAACAAACTGTAAAGCATTTCTTGCGTTACCTGCTGCATCGTGGAAAGCAATAATACCGCTATTGGGTAAAGTTAAACTACCACCAGTAAGAGTTGTTGAAGTGACTCCGACTAAAAAGTTCCCAGAGGCATCGATTCTTGCTGCCTCACTTCCGCCAACACGCCATCTATGAATATTTGCAAGAGTAGCATGAGTTCCGCCAAATAATGAGTAGTTTGCTCCTGAGTTTGTAGCATTACCACCTGATATAGTTATAAGAGAGGTGTCACCAGTTGGTCTAATACTATCCGTGCTGTCAACACGAAGACCATCATTTTCTACTATACCTGTTACGTCTATACCTGTTGAGGTTGTGGATAGTTTTCCATTACCATCGAAACATAAAGTAACCGCACCATCTTGAACTGCTGAAATCATGTTTTCTGTATCAGCAGAGTTTCTTATTCTTACAACATTACCAGCAAGTCTTAAATCACCTGTACCAACTTCTTGAACAATACTATTAGAACCATCATGATAAATCTGTAAATCTGAACCAGCACCAAAGATAGCCTTGCCATTATCAGCTAATGAAACATTACCTGTTACGTCTATACCTGTTGAGGTTGTAGAAAGTTTATTAGAACCATCATAATATAATTTAACAAAACTATCATTGTCTGCAAAAATCATATATTCAGTACCAGCAACATTCATAAGGGAGAATTCATCACCCTGTATAATCATGTCACCACTGCCTGATTCTACAATACGACTATGGTTTCCATCATGGTAAATCTGTAAATCTGAACCAGCTCCGAATACCGCTTTGTCGTTATCGCCAAATGCTATATCAGTACCGCCTGTTGTATTGCCATTAGCAAGTATTTCAGAAAGTGTATCTACTGTGCCAACCTGACTATCTACATAAGCCTTTATTGATTCAGATGTAGCTACTGTTGTAGCTGAAGCTGTACCAAAAGTATCATCATCTAATATTGCTGAACCTGTAAGACTTGAATTAATTACTGCACTTGCAAAAGTAGGAGTAGAAGTTCCTGCATCTAAATAGCTTTCTACTCTAGCATTAGTAAAATATAAATTTGTGTTCTCAACAACTATAGAAGTATCAAGTGTTGAAGTGGTTGCTTGATTAGAACCATTACCTATAAATATTTTGCCATTATCTAAGTTAGGAGTAGCGTTACTTCTTCCAGCACCACCTACTTTGATAGAACCATTAACAGCATGACTTCTTAATATCTTACCTATGTTTTGTATTTGACTTGATTCACCTGTTGGAGCTGTAGTTGTATACTCACCTGCTGTTGTGGATACATAAAGTATTTGTCCTACAGATTCATTAGAAGTATCTATAGATGTTAAATTACCAAAAGTAACTATTTGCAGATTGTTATTAGCATTAGCGTCTTCTATAGCCAAACCGAATGCAGGCATTTTAGAAGCATCATCAGCTTTTGCTTTACCAACTGTAGTTGTATTTCCTGAAACACCTGATACATAAACTACATCACCTTTAGATAAAGCTACATCAGCTTTAGCTGTGAATCTAACAGCACCATCAATATCACCTATAAATTCTTCGCTTGCTGTAACAATATTAAAAGTGACATTATCACTTGTAGCTACAGCCTGTCCTATAGCAACACTAGGAGTAGAACTTTCACCAGTTCCACCTGTTATTGTTACTCCAGTTCCACCTGAAATAGATTGTACATAATCACCTGTAGTATCAGTTCCTAAAGCAATAGAATTAATTTGTGCTGTAGTTGATATGCTAATATCACCACTACCATCAAATGAAGCAGAACCTACTACATCTCCTGATAAAGATATGGTTCTTGCAGTTGCAAGTGTTGTAGCTGTATCTGCATTACCTGTTAAATCTCCAGTAACATTACCAGTAACATTACCTGTTACATTCCCAGTGACATCACCTGTTAAATCACCTGTTAATATATTAGATGTAGTGATACTAATACCTGTAGTAATCCAAGCATTATCAGCACCATTTCTTATTTTTAATACATTGCTTGATGTATCTACCCATAATTGATGAGCAAAAGTAGTTGAAGGCTCAGTTGAACCGCTATTTGTAGTTGCAATAGCAGACAAAGCATTGTTTAAATCTGCTCTAAAGTCTGCACCTGATTGGTTTGCTAAGTTGTAATCGTGTTGTGCCATAATTATTCTCTATTGTTTATTAATTCTACTATTACCATGTGCTAATCGCTACCCTTTTCCAAGTGTTTGTTGCGGTGCATACATAAATATAATCTGCATCCCATGTAATAGTTCCTGTTGTACCTGTATCAGTTGCAGATGATGGTGCTGAACCTGCAGCTCCATCTACTATTAATCCTTGTTTATGGAGTAACGAAATTTTGTAAGTTGATAGTGAGGTATCACCTCTTGAAATTATTGTTTGTCTCCAACCAAGTCCTGATGTTTCCGGAAAAAATTTAGCTTGAGTTTGGTCAAAATCTAAAACTAAATCACCATTTGCTTGTACTTGGTCATAAGCTGTGTATTGTAATTTTACACCGCCTACTAACTCTAATTTGTTTTTGTTATCAAAACCTAAAGCAAGATTACCAGTAGTTCCAGTTCCGCTTGTTCCAACAACATCATTCAATGTATTAGTACCAACCTTAACCTCTTCAGCTTTTACTAAGTCATCTGCAACAGTAAAGGTTAAATCAGTTGAATCAGATTCTACGCCTAAAGTATTAATAGATGTAACGCTTGCAACATAGTCATTTGCTTTTGGTATGAACGCTAAATCAACAGAATTAGTATCTACTATCTTGCTTAATACAGGATTTGCAGAACTATCTACAACATCAACTCTAAATTCTTTTGATGGATAATCTGTTGGTGCATCCCAAGTTAATACAGGTCTATCTATATTAGAAGAATCTGTATCTATAAAAATAACATTGGCTGGCTTTTGAACTGCGTAAGCAGAAGGAATATTAGATAATTCTTCTAATGCTTCTTGAGGTGGTACTTCCCATGTATATACATCAAAGTATTCTATTAAACTAACTGAAACCAAGCCATCAGATTGCAGCTCAAGAGCTTCTACTCTACAAACCTTACCTGAGAATCCAAGACCTGCATAAGTTAAATCAACTATATCTCCCACATTTAATTTATACATCTCAGGAGTTCCTAAGAACTGCATAGTGGTCTGATTTCTACTTCTAACCAGTATTGCTTTAGCCATGTTATAAGCTATATAGGGGTCGCTTACAAAAGGAAACTCAGCTTTTATTTCTAATATCTCATCACCATCATCTGAATAATATGCAGGAGAAGCATCATGTAAAACTGTTGCTGTATCTAATTCATATTTTTTATTACCATTAAAAAACTCAACGATAACTTTATTTGCTTTTTTATCTTTATTACCATAATCAACTGAAATACCAGCATCAGCAATAATATGATTATCTGTAATACTAAATGTAGAAGTGCCTGTATCTTCTATAGTTAATTCATACTTACCATCAACATAAAGAAATATACCTCGCATATTTGCAAGTAATTCTTTTGAGTTTTCCATAACAGTCTTATTGCCATCAACATAACCATTACAATGAAATCTCTTTACTTTGTTTAAAGAAGTTCCTGTTTGTGAAGCATAAGTAGAACTTAGTGTTTGATTAAAAAAAATAAAATATGATATAGACCCACCATAAGGTTTATATCTCTGAACATCTATTATTTCTGCATTATTTAATACAGTATTACCACCTGAATCAGTAAGAGTAAGTGTTTCACCTATTTTATTACTCCACCAATGGAGACTTGAAGATGTTGTGCTTATAAAATTTTGTCCTGCGTTACCACTCCAAGTAAATGCTTGAGCAGTTCCATTGTAAAAAGGATTATCAACTAGAGTATCTGCTGTATTAGCAGCAGTGCTAAATGTAGATAAATTTAATTGTGATGCGGTTAAACCTTTACCATATTCATTATTAGTAATGTAATCTAAAAAAGTTAAAGACGGATTATCAGAAAATGCATAAGTGGATGGAGTTCCAAGTCTTTGTGAACCACTACCACCAGCAGTAGAATCTAATCTAGGGTCATATACTTTTTTACCTCTTACTTGAACTGTTAATTGTGGAATACCTTTCCACATACCTCTAGTATCAAAATTATAATGAGCAGCTATATAACAGACTCCATCTAATCTATGTGCAGAAGTCCAGTTAGACATAGAAGCAACAAGCATTGGGTCTGCTGTTTGTGATGCAGCTCCATGATGTAAATTCATAACATACATATATCTATCGGTAGGGTCAGTACCAAAACCACCAGCAGTAACTTCTACAGGGTCTCCATTTTGTGAAACTGTATTTAGTGAACCTGAACCTGAAGATATTTTGTCTGAACCTATATAACCACCGATTCTAAATCTAGCAGAATCAGTTAAAGGATTGCCATCAAGTTCAATAGTTCTTCCAAGTATTTCATCACATTCACCAACTGATA